GACTTTGCTTCGTTTAGCGATTACCTCGTACTTTTCCAAAGTATGGCAAGCCGAAAAAGTATTTATTTTATTGGTGATGTAGAAACAGACAACGAGCGATATACCGCGCTCTCTATTTTTACCAATAACAACGACCCAACAAACGGAGATATATTACTTGAAGAAGCGGGACAATATTTTTACAAAGTATATGGTCAGAACTCAACTACGAACCTCGACCCGACGGATGCGGTTGTTGTTGCCTTAATCGAAGAGGGTACACTAGAAGTCTCCGGGGAGGTTGGCTATGATATACCGACAATAAACGTACCCGATAACGTTATTTATTATCAATAATGGACATATTAAAACTTAACCAATACCAAGAAAGGAGCTACGCGGAAACGGCAAACAAGAAGGGCTTTGTTAATTATGGGGATGACAATCTGTTCCCTCAATACCTAGTTGATCTCTTTCATTCGTCGGCTACTCATAACGCTCTAACGACAACGATTGGAACAATGGTTTTCGGGGATGGGTTCGACGCGAGCGATTTAGATGGTCGGCTTGCTTTTGACCAATGGAATCTAAACGATGAGCTTCGGAAGGCTTGCATAGACTTCCAAATTCAGGGCGGCTTCGCTCTTGAAGTGAATTGGTCACTCGATAGGACAACGATAGCGAACGTGTCACATCTGCCCTTTGAGAACATCCGTTCGGGCTTTGTCAACGAGGACGAAAAAGTTGATTATTATTACTATTCTAGAGACTGGAGCAATAGTCGAGAAGAGCCGTCGGAGATATGCACGTTTGACCCTGAGAGAAACCTCGACCACCCGACACAAATTCTCTATGTAAAGCCATTCTCTCCCGGTTCTTACTACTATCCGAAGCCGTGTTATACGGGTTCAATTTCATATATCGAGCTAGACAAGGAGATCGGAAAGTATCATATTAACAATATAAAGAACGGGATGGCACCAAGTTATCGCGTCCACTTTTTAAATGGTATTCCGCCACAAGAGGAGAGAAACCGAATCCGAATGGATATCGAGAGACAGATGAGCGGCTCAAGTAACGCGGGTAAATTTATCGTTACCTATTCAGACGATCCCGAAAGAAGACCAATATTTGAGCCGTTTGAACTTTCCGACGCTCACAATCAATACCAATTTCTTTCGGAAGAAGTAACTGCGAAAATCATGGTCGGACATAGGGTTACCTCTCCGCAGATGTTCGGGGTTGCCGTACCGGGTAAGCTTGGAGGCGGTGGAGAGCTTGCTGAATCCGCTGAGTTGTTTGAGAAAAACGTCGTTCTTCCTAATCGAAGAGTTGTCGAGGAAGCCGTTCAAACGCTTCTAAGGGCTTCCGGTTTATCTTCTAAGGTGCTAACCCTTAGCGAGGATTTAAAACACGAGCCGGATTGGCTTTTGAATAAGGGCGAAGATATCGACGAAGAATGGGAGCTAATTGATGATGTCGAGGTTGATTACGACCTCGAAGAAAAGCGGGATGAGATGCTCTCGTTTGCAAAAGTTCCAAGCTCTAACCCACAAGCCGGATCGGAACAAGATACCGAGCTAATAAAAGTCCGTTATAAATACGCTCCCGAAACTATCAGCGACGATACGCGCGAGTTCTGCTCTAAGATGATAAAAGCGGGAAGGGTGTACCGAAAGGAGGATATCATTGCAGCGGGTGATAGAGTAGTAAATCCCGGCTTCGGCCCGAATGGTTCAAATACCTATTCGATTTGGTTTTATAAAGGCGGGGCGAGATGTCACCATTTTTGGAAAAGACAGACATACCTCCGGAAGAACAACAAAAAAATCTCAGTCAATCAAGCGAAGAAACTCATTAGAGAGGCGGGAGTCGATGCGAAGAGACTCGAAGAAAATGATAAAAAAGTCGCACAACGTCCAAACGATATGCCAAATAAAGGCTTTTTAAATCCTCAGTAAATGTCACTAGAAGCAGAAGTACTTTTTGTGAATCCCGACTACATTAAGCGGATCACTAACATAAACGCTAGCATTGAGGATTCTTATTTGATTCCCTCGGTGATTCTAGCCCAAGACAAGTACATCCAACTCTATTTGGGGACGGATTTACTGGAGAAGCTAAAGACGGAGATATCAGCCGGAACGATTTCAGGCGATTACGCGACCCTTCTAGACAAGTACGTTCGTAAAGCTACCCTTTGGTGGACTATGGTTGATTTAATGCCTTCGTTGTACGTTAAAATCGATAACGGAGGGCTTGCCATTCGTGTAAGCGATGACACAACGAGTATCTCTCCCGACGATTTGCACCGAGAGACGGAACGAGCAAGAACAAACGCGCAATTTTACACCTTCCGACTTTATCAATATCTCTGCAATAACTCCTCTCTTTTTCCGGAATACTCTTCTAATACGGGGGCGGATATGCTACCACAACCCGCAGACTATTATCAAAGCGGGATGAGCATAAGCACGGGGGGAACGCCCTCGATTCAGTTCATGAAGCAATATTTCGGATGAGAAAAAGCCGTAAAGAAAATATAACCCTACTCAAGAAATTTCTCGATGATATCAATCGAAACGATACTAACAATCCTCCCAAGCCTTCTCGGGATAATAGCGGTATGGGTAAACCTAAACCGCGACATTGAAAAACTGAAGGGACGCGTTATCCGCGTCGAAAACGATAAAGACGAATTGAAGCAGATGATGAAGGAGGTAATTGAATCCGTTCATAAAATTGAGTTACTACTAGCCAAAAAATGAAGTATTTCAAGCTCGAAGAATTTGAGAGTCCCGATGAACCGGGAACGGGTTGCATGATGGATCCGGAGTTCTTGGAGCTTTTGGATGAAGCTAGAGATTACGCGGGGATTCCGATGGTTATAACGTCGGGCTTTCGTTCTGTTAATTACAACCGCGAACTCATAGAGCAAGGACTGCGAGCGAGTAAAAACTCCTCACACCTCATCGGGTTGGCAGCCGATATAAGAACGCGAAACTCTTCGGAGCGGTGGATTATACTCGACGCTCTTTTGGAGGTGGGTATCACGAGGATAGGGATAGGGAAGGGCTTTATACATTGCGACGTTGACCCATTCAAAGAAAATCACGTAATATGGACTTATTAACGAAAGACCGAGATATTCATGTAATGCCGTTGCAATTTCAGAACGCCCAAGAGGAGAGAAGTATCTACCTCCTTTCGGACGTTCATTTTGACTCTGTTAAATGTGACCGGAGGCTTTTCTTTAAACATCTAGACATGGCTAGAGAAGAAGGGGCTGCGGTTTTTATATTGGGTGATTTATATGATTTAATGCAGATGCGATTCGACCCGCGCGGAGATTACGCAGCTCTTCGCCCTGAGTTAAAAGCAACCGCCTATATTGATGAGGTTATAAAGGATTGCACCTCTAAGCTTGCACCTTATAAAGACGTAATAAAGCTTATTTCAATGGGTAACCACGAAACGAATATAACGAAACGTCACGGGATAGATACAATACAAAGGACGGTCGGAATACTTAATGCGATGGGAGGGAATGTAGCTGCGGGATATTATGCGGGATGGGTAGTTCTCAAATGTCAAACCGGAGACGGACACAGAAAGAGCTTCCCCCTTCATTACCATCACGGGTACGGAGGCAACGCAAAAAGAAGTAAAGGAGTCCTAAATGTTGATATAGATATGAAGGATTATCCTCAAGCCACAATAATAGCGCGAGGACATACTCATCAAAAGTGGTATCACCCCGTTATGAGAGACGTTCTATCCGCTCAATATCAACATACCCAAGAGACCGTCCACGTAGTACAAACGGGATCATATAAAAAGAAAGACCGCTCAATTGGGTGGGAAGTAGAGAAAGGATTCTCTGTTCCTAGGTTAGGCGGTTGGAAGTTTACAATACAACCACAAGGAAAATCCTACGATATACAATGCCACGAACTCCACTAAAAGAGACCAAGCTCGGTCGATGGTTTAGAAATAAAGCTCCGAAGGTATTCGATGCCATTGGGGATGTCATACCGGGAGGGGACGCGCTGCAAGCAATCGGAGCGTTAATAGATTCCACGACGGAAAGCGACGAAGAGAAAAGAGAAGCGCGAAAGCTATTGATAGAACTAGAGAACGAGGACAGAGCCAACGCGAGACAAAGAGAGGTTGATGTCACAAAAGCAACGGGACGAAGGGATTGGATGCAAGCAATCGTCGGAATCGCTGCAATGACAATTGGCGTTGTCATGGTTATTTGGGCGATGACGGGGATACAAGATAAAGAGGTGTTCTTTCATATTCTCGGATTCGCTGAGGGGACTCTCGTTGGTCAGGTGGTCAACTATTATTTTGGAAGCGCGAAATCTTGACGTAAATTTGACCATCCGCTTTTCATCGTTGGCGGTGTCATCTGTTTTGTTTTAGAGGGGGATCCAACGGGGTCTCCCTTTTTTTTTGTCTCTTTTCTTTAAAAAAGTTTGGTAAAACGAAAATAACGCCTATCTTTGTGAAACAAAACAAACAGAAATCATGACTTTTACAATTGAAATCGACCAGCGCAACGCAGACCAAGCTATTGAGTTATTGCAGTATAGAGGCTTTAGTTTTATCGCTGGTACATCAGAGCACAACGATGATTGCGTAATTTATTTACGCGGCTTAATTGGTGATTTGTATAGTGCTGAAAGCATTTTAAAAAATGAAAATTTATTTTAATGTTAAAACATAGGGATATCTAACAAAACAAACAGATATGGAATACCACACAATTAAACTCAACGAGAACACATGGCTAGAGGTAGAATATGAGATGCCCGCCGGAGAAAGCGGTTCATATGATACACCTCCCTCCAATCCTTTTATCAGCATCCAAAAGATTACCCTTTGTCAAGACCACCCATCGAAAGAAACTCAAGAGATTGAAATCTTTGGAGACGATGGTTTGGATGATACGCTGTTCCCGATTGATATGGGGATGATTGAATTTGATATTGAAGAAAGCTTACGATAATGAAGCAGCTAAACTTCGAGACTTTAGAGAAGTATTGTAAAGCTTTGGATTATGATGACGATGAACTACGGCTTCATCTGTTCAACTTGAGCGGAGCTTTTGATGAGGTAGAAAGGAGAATAAACGATTTAAATAAAAACAAAGAGCAATGAAACGGAACAGATATATATGTGTGAAGACCTCGGTAAACGAGAATCCCGCGAAGGATTACAACGACTTCGCAGCAAACCTCCGAGATGAAGACGCGGAATTCGATCGCCTCATCTCTCAACTCAAGGAACACGTCCGAACAAACAGAACGAAATGATAAGTGAATGCTGTGGCGCACCACAATTCGGAGATTGGGACATATGCTCTGAATGCCTTGAACATTGTGAATTTGAAGAAGAATTTTTAACCCCTAAATCAAAACAAAATGGGAACAAGTAAAATAAAGTCGATTGATAAAAGCGACAACACATGGACGGGACAGAGCGGAACAATGTACGATTACATGGTCTGCCTTGAAGACGGAACAGAAGGAACGGCTGCGAGTACTTCACCGGAGAAACCACCCTATGAGGTAGGCGATGAGGTAGAATATACAAAGACCTCGAACCACTGGGGAACGAAGCTTAAGATTAAGAAGGCGGGAGGCTTTGAACCGAGAACGCAATCTCCGGACATTCAAAGACGTATTGACGCGAGTTGGGCAATAGGTCACGCTCTAGCGCATACCACAAAGCCCGAAGAGGTTATTGAGTACGCTGAGAGTCTTATCAACATGAGAAACACTTTAATATCTAAGCTATGAGGTGGACAACAGAAGAAGATATTCAGCTTTTTAAGCAAGTCAATAAAAGACTAGGAAGGACTGGTAATGTACAATGGCACGGAATGAGGAGAATTAACGGGAGGAGTCGAGACGCTATGTCGTGCCGTTGGGCAGTTATAAAGCTTGATAGTGTATGGGACGGAAGGCAATGGAAGAACAACGCCATTCAAAGCGAAATTAACGCAATAGAAAGCGAGATTGAAAGACAAGAGAAGGTGTCTGTTATAAAAACTTCGTCACCCGTAAACACGCAAGATTGCCGTAAAATAAGCGCATCTGAAAAGCCTATAAGCAAACCAAAAAAGGTGAGCAAATCCATAAAGGAAAGAAAGTCTTTTCTATGGGGAGCAATAAAAATCGAACGTTATGAATAATTTGAAAATCTTCCTTTTAAGGAACTACGGGAGCATGAGAAAGGTGAGCGATGAACTCAGCATAAATGAGGCAACGGTTCGCAGTTGGTGCGAGGCTAGACCGCGAAACATGATGAAATACCTCCCGGAGATATCAACCCAATGTGACGCTTCATACGCTGAGATAGTCGCTGAAGTAATGGAGCGAGAGAGTGAATTGAACAACTAAGGAAAGAGGGCTATAATGAACCTATTTGAACAAGAGTATATAGACAACATAGAAAAGTTCCACAAAAAAAATGCTGTTGTTATCCCTTGTGAATACAACCAGATATCAAGTATTTTCAAAGAATTTCATTATAAAGGTAGCAGAATTGGCGGGGGCATAACGCAATGCTTTGCTCTGAATTATTGCCACAAGATTGTCGGGGGTGCCGTATTAGGCGCCCCCAGGCATTCAAAATCATATCCTGGTGCCATAGATATTCGTAGAATGGCGTGTCTTGATTCCAGCCCTAAAAACTCAGAGAGCTACTTCATTGGGCAGTTGGTGAAGTGGATTCGAAAAAATACAAATGCGCAATGCGTTCTTTCATATTCTGATTTGACAGAAGGACATAAGGGGACAATTTACAAGGCGTCAAATTTTAAATGCATTGGTCAAACTTCGTCAACAAAAAATGTTTTCTGGAATGGTGAAAGGTATCATCCCCGGAGTTTAAGTATCGATCGTGATTATAGCTATAAACTAAGAGAAGCAATAAAAACCGGAGAAGCGTACATTCTAGAGGGTAAACCGAAAAAAATATGGATATTTGAACTATGAAACAGAAATTCACGGGTATTTGGATTCCTTCAACGATATGGTCGGATGAACGGCTCAACCTTTTCGAGAAGGTTCTCCTTTCCGAAATTATGGGATTTGGACAAAACGAAAGCGGGTTCTTTAAGTCCAACGAGGTCATTCAGCAAGAGTATAAAACAAGTCGACCAACGATATCAAAAGCGATTCAAAAACTGGAAGAATTGAATCTTATAGAGGTCTCTTTTAATGGTAGGGTTCGCCGTCTATTTTTACGGGCAGAAGGAAACGAGGTTTCCGGCAGAAGGAAAGAATCTTTCCGGCAGAAGGTAAATCCTTTACGGGCAGAAGGAAAGAATAGTACCTCTAAGAACAAAAGAGAGAATAAAACAGAGAATAAAATAGAGAAACAAAGGGAGGAGGTTTTTTTACCTTGGGATTCAGAAAGCTTTAAAGACCTTTGGAGCGAATGGATTGACGAACGAAAACAAAGACGATACCCCAAATACACGAATCGCGGTTTAAAAGCCGTACTTTTTGAACTACAAAAACTATCAAACGATGATGAACAACAAGCCCGACAAATTATCCTCCAGTCTATCAGTAAGGGATGGAGAGGATTCTTTGCAATTAAAGGAAAGACAACTCCAACAAACCAAGTCGATAGAGATAAGTTTGAGGAGTATATCCGCACCGGGTCTATTCAAGGCAACTAACGAGCAAGCTTGGGAGGAGGGGACAAATATTCGGACGGCTTTAAGAATCCAACCCGAAGCGACTAGGGGCGCGGTGATATCCATGATAAAAAGCGTATGCGATTTTGTAGAAGCAAAAAAAACGCTTCAAAGTTTAGAGGATTTCGCGCTCTGTGCGGAGACTATATTCGATATATTCCCTACATTAAAGCTCGAAGAGTTCCGTCTTGTTTGCGACCGCATGAAAACGGGATACTATGGCAAATATTTTGAGAGGTTAAAGATTCAAGAGTTTCGAGAATGTATCATAAAACATGAAGAAGAACGCGCCCCTATACTTGAGAGAATCAATAGCCATATTACAAGAGGAGCAGATACCGACCGAATCACCTTTGAACCTCAATCTATGGCAGAGCTACGAAGGAAAAGAGACCCACTTTTTATACCCGGTTTAAATGAGCCTAAGCAAAGCAAAGAAGAAACTTGATGCAATATTCTCGCAGTTCATTCGGCTGAGAGGATGCAACGACGAAGGATGGGGAAATTGCTTTACGTGTAATCGTCTGCGCCATTGGAAAGAAGTCGATTGCGGTCACTTTATCACGCGGGCAAAACTCTCGACGCGTTGGCTTGAGACCAATTGTCAATTTCAATGCAAGCAGTGTAATATGAACGGAGGGCAGCAGTATGTATTTTCGAAGAAGCTCGATGAGTTTCACGGCGAAGGAACGGCTGAAGCCATTTTGAAACTAAGCAACGAAACCCGTAAATTCAGCCGACAAGAATTAGAAGATATGTATCGGTACTACAAAAAGCGAGTTGATGAGATTAAGCAGTCAAGAGGAATGGAATAAGTTTCTAAAAAGGAACTATTCAAAACTTCTTTTTTCCGCTCGTAAATGGACGGAAAACCCTCACGACCTTGTTCATCACACTTACCTCCGATGCATTTACAAACGATACCCAAGCCGAAAAGATGAGAACCCTCTAGGGTATTTTATGAGGGCTATGTATAACGAAGCGACAAGAGGACAATTTAAAACACTTTATCAGATAACCGATGCCGTCCCCAAAGACAAAGAAAGTAAAAGCGATTGGACAAAAGCCATCCAAAGGGAACAGATGCAACTCATCCTCGACCGTCTCGGATGGTTCGACCGGACAATCTTTGGACTATATCTGCAAGGGTGGAACATGGCTGACCTATCTCGACGGACTGGGATTGGAGAGTCAGTTCTTTATCGCTCAATACACGAATCCAAAAAAATCCTGAAAGATGTTTTTCGTAACGGCTCAAAAGAGGAATGATAGGCTCGATATCTGCAATGTCTGCGAACACTTTGTAAAAGCGACAAAGAGCTGCGGGGATCTAGTAAAAGACGCATTTACAGACTCTAAACTTTGCGGGTGTCATATGCCAACAAAGACACGGCTAAAGGTTGCCTCTTGCCCTTTAGATAAATGGGACGCGGAGATTACGAAAAGCGACATTGAAGAAATACAAACCTTCCTCACCACAGAAAACCAATTCAGAACGAACGGACAACTCGCGAAGCTTTACTCCAAAGCAACCGGAACAAATCAGAAGCCTTCTAGCTGCTCTTCATGCAATAGGAAGATGCTCGAAGAACTTCAAAAACTCGTAAACGATGCCAATAGGAAAACCTAACGGAAAAGAAAACCAATACCAATTCATGCACCGATGTATGACAAGCGTAATTGGAAAAAGGGACTATAAAAACGAAGACCAACGATGCGCGGTCTGCGCGAAAATGTGGGCAGATTACATAACAGAAAAGAATCAATGAAGACTGTTACAAGCGTTTCAGGCGGGCAGTCCTCCGCATACATCGCAGCAAATTACCCAAGCGACTACCTTGTTTTTGCATTAGTTACAACAGAAGATTTAAAGTGTAAACACCCCGACCCATACCTTCGAAAGCTTGCAAGCGATAAGATTGGACGAGAGTTTGTTGGTACGTTAGAAGATGATGTTATCATTGAAACAATGCTTGAGCTTGAACAATGGCTTCAACAAGACATTCATTGGGTAGTTGGTAAACCATTTGAACAAGTTCTGAGAAAAAACGGATTACCGAATATTATGTGGAGGTACTGCACGGAAAACCTAAAAATCAAACCATTGTTTAAATGGTGGAAGGAGACCATTGGTGAACCCGTTGAAATGCAGATTGGATTTCGTCAAGGTGAAGAACGAAGAGCTAAAAATATGCTTGATAAATGCGTTGATGGGTTAAGGCAATACAATAAAGTAGGATGGCAAAAACCTTCTTTCCCTTTAATCGATAACGGCATAAAGAGGGATAAAATCGTAGAATATTGGGATGATATTCTTGTCCCTTTCGCAAAACAAAATAATTGCGTTGGCTGCTTTCATCGGAATCCCTTAGTTCTTCGAAAGAAGTTCGACGAACACCCAAACAAGATGCAATGGTTTAAAGAGCAAGAAGAAAGAACGGGGGCAAGGTGGAAAAGTGAACTAAGCTATTCAGACATACAAAAACACAGACCGCAACACGAAATCAATTTCGAAGAGTGGAGTTGTGATTCTGGATACTGCGGACTATAAACAAACAGAAATGAGCTACACAGAAACAGAACGGAAAGAGATAGCGGAAAACATACGCGAGTTCTTAAAGCAAAAAAAGAAGGATAAATTCGAGATTTCCAAAAGAGGAAAAGGGGAGTATATCGTTAATAAAGAAATTGAGCTAACTTGGTACGACCGGGAAAGACTGGAAAACGTAGCGAGAGATGTAGAGGGAAGAATACAACACTTTGAGAAATGAGAGCAGCAAGAAAAGCACTACTACACGCGAAGAATTTTCTACTTTTAACCGAGAACGGGCAAGCCCTTCGGCTTCATGCCGGAGATGATCCCGCGACTCTTCTATTGACTATGGCCATACATAATGCAGAATTTAGATACACCCTTGAAGCCGTCCTCAACCAAGCTAATGAAACTCTCGACGCTGAAAGCGAATCCGAAGAACCCCCGATTGATTAAAGACGATAAATTCCGAAAGCTCGTGAAGAGTATTGAGGAGTTTCCGGAGATGCTCGAAGCGCGTCCAATTGTAGTCAACCCGGAGATGATTGTAATTGGTGGGAATATGCGATTTAAAGCGTGTAAGGCTGCGGGACTAAAAGAAGCACCCGTTTACATGGCAACATGGGGAGAGACTAAAGACCGAGAGTTCATTATTAAGGACAACGTTAGCTCAGGAGAAAACGACTTTGACATCCTCGCGAACGAATGGGATTCTCTAGAACTTGATGATTGGGGTCTCGATGTATGGCAAGCAGAAGAAGAAACGGAAGAGAAAGAAGAGAAGGTTAAATGTGAGTTATGTGGTAAGTAATGGAAGCAATAAAGACCAACAAATCCAACACCAAAAAAGAGGCGATGATTGAAGCCCTTGAGAAGTCTCTCGGTATTGTGTCAACGGCTGCGAAGATGGTCGGTATTGACCGCTCGACACATTACGCATGGCTTAAGGCAGACGAAGAATATAAGAGCGCGGTTCAATCAATCTCAGATAGCGTTCTCGACTTTGCAGAATCCCACCTTTATAAGCTCGTAAAGGATGGCAACCCCGCAGCGACTATCTTCTTCCTCAAGACCAAAGGAAAGAAGCGCGGATATATAGAACGGCAAGAGATAGAGGTTCAAGAGAAAAAGCCTCTCTCATGGTTGGATGAGTAAACTCCCCGCGACATATTACCACGTCAAAGGATGCAAGGCAAAGATTCAAGTCCATCAGGGCGGGACACGATCCGGAAAGACGTACTCCATCCTCACGGCTATTATAGAGCTTTGCTATAAGAACTCCGGTCTAGTTATTACCATATGCAGAAAGACCTTCCCGGCTCTTCGTGCTACGGCAATGAGAGACTTCTTCGAGATACTCAACAAGGAAGAGATATACAACCCCGACCTTCACAATAAGAGTGACGCGACATATCAGCTTTATGGGAATATGGTGGAGTTCATTAGCATCGACCAACCGCAGAAGGTCAGAGGGCGAAAGAGGGACGTTCTATTCATAAACGAAGCGAACGAGATAAACCTTGAAGATTGGAGGCAACTCCTCCTTCGAACTACTGGGAGGGTTCTTTTAGACTATAACCCCTCAGACGAATTCCATTGGATATATGAAGAAGTTATCCCAAGAGAGGACGCAGAGTTCTATCAAACAACGTATAAAGACAACCCGTTCCTCCCTGAAAGTGTGGTCATGGAAATTGAACGCTTTAAAGGAGCAGACGAAAACTTTTGGAGGGTCTACGGACTCGGAGAAAGAGGAACATCACAAGCGACAATATTCACTCATTGGAAAGAGATAGACCAAATACCCAATGAATACAAGCTCCTCACAACGGGCGTTGACTTCGGATATACAAACGACCCAACCGCCATCGTCCGAGTCTATACAGACGGACACGGATTCGCCGTCGATGAACTTTGCTACGCGACGAGACTCACTAATTCAGATATTGCAAAAGTCCTCCGAGATAACGAAGTCAATCGATCGGATGTTGTTGTCTGTGATTCCGCAGAACCCAAGAGCATCGACGAGATACACGCTCACGGATTCAATACTCACGGAGCAAGAAAAGGACGCGATTCGATTAGAAGCGGAATCCAATTCCTCCACTCTCGCCCGCTTTCGGTTACTAGTCGAAGCGTTAACCTCATCCGAGAGCTACGAAATTACAAGTGGAAAGAAGACAAAAACGGGAAGCAACTAAATGAACCCGTTGATTCTTTTAATCATGCTATTGACGCTCTCCGCTATGGCGTTACATGGACGCAGAAGAACCCGAACTTCGGTTCTTACGCTATCGGGTAAGGAAAAAAAGTAAAGTTTTTCGGAATTAATTTGGATGTAAAGGAAAAAAGGTCTTATATTTGTGTCAACAAACAAACAGAAAGACATGAAAAACGAAATTAACAACATCACCGCGGGAGATAGAATTACTTTTAAAACTGCTGACTTATCTCAATCTACTTTAACTCGAAAGGTTATTTCTATAACCTTGGACTATAACGATAACATGAGATTCAATGTAAGCGGATATAATAGCGGTAAGGGCAGTAACGGAATTATGGTTGAGCAATGGCAAATAATGAACGTCACCAAAGCCAAATGATATTAGACCAAGAACAAAAAAAAGAGCTGCTAAAAAGGTTAGTGGCTCTTATGGTTTTCAACGGAATCGACATCTCTGGTTTTTTTGGAAAACCATTAAACCAATTTGACTACGATTTGATAAAACAAAGCATTGAAGATTTTGAGCGAATTGAATAGCCCCTAACGGGGCTTTTTTTTTGCCCTAACTTTCGCGGGTAAGGAAACCAACCAAATCAAGTTATTAGAATATGGAACTCAAACTCCCGCACCGATGGGCTGACTTATCACTCGCAGAACTTCAAGTCATGATGACTTCAGAGAATCCCCTTGAAAGGGTTTCCGTTTGTTCGGGTAAATCCATAGAGCAATTACGAGAAACTCCTCAGAAGCTTTTAGAGGCTGCTACGGAGCACATAGACCACTTACTCACCCAAGAGACCGCACGATTCGAGAAAGTCCTCACAATCGACGGAAAACGCTTTGGCTTTATTCCCGATTGGGATGCATTTACTGCGGGGGAGTGGATTGATTTAGAGGGGTATCTCGAAGACTTTTGGAAGAACGCGCATAAAGTTATGTCGGTGCTATTCCGTGAGGTTACCTATGAAGTCGGAGAGAGCTACGAGATAAAGAAATACACGGCCAAAGAAGATGCTTCCATATTTGAGGAGATGCCCGCAGACTTGGTATCGGGTACGCTGCTTTTTTTTTGGACTACCAAAAACGAACTGCTTCATTCTATTCAGTACTCTTTACTGGAGGCAGCGGACAAAGCGATCCGGTCGGCGAAAAGTGGGGATGGTACCACATCCTCTATTCCCTTGCAAACGAGGATATTCGTAAAATGGATGAAATTACGGCTCTACCTATCCAAGTGGTTTTCCAACATTTAGCCTATTTAAAAGACAGAAGCGCACATGATCACGTTTAATAATATCGTTGAGAGGTTCGAAATATTCGCGACGAATCACTTCTTCATCAAGAGCTTTTCCTTTGGCTCTCCCGATGATGTAGACCTCTCTAAATTTCAGGACTTCCCTTTGATGCATCTCGTTTACACGGGGGCAACATATGACGCGGGAACAAAGACCTACAATCTAGAGGTATATATCCTCGACGTTCCCAACGATAAAAAAGGAAAAGTAGTCCCGCAAAAGGAAGCGATTTCTGACGCGGAGCAATGCGCGGAGGATATTATCGCAGATATAAAGAACGGAGGGAATATCTTTCTTTTTGCTCAAGATTATGAGGTTGTAAATGCGACAACTACCCCACTAGAGGAAGAGACAAAGAACGTCCTTTCGGGGGTGCTTCTTGATTTGTCCGTTTCTATTCCTTACGAGTGGGACGCTTGTAACGCTCCTATTGATGGAGTCGCTCCCGGTGGCGGTGAGGTAGTTTATGCAAGGAGAGGGATTCTAAGGATGCTCACAATTGACGGAGCGACGGACGTTCAATCCGTACGAACGATAAAAGTCACAAACGGAACTTTGACCGATGATGGTGACGGGGTCGTTACATTAGACACGGGAGGAGCGGAAAGCTTAAACGATTTATCAGATGTATTCATTAATAGTCCCGTTAGCGGGCAGATTTTAAAATACAACGCGGTTCGCGCCAAATGGCAAGCAGAAGACAATGATCCCGACCTAGGTCTTGACGATTTAAACGACGTTAACACCGCCGGAAAATCTTCGGGAAGTTTGTTAAGGTGGGACGGCTCAAGTTGGGGGGTGATAGCTCGAAGGGATACCGTCGTAACAGAGGTTACGGGACAAAGCCCAATATTCTCGACAGAAGGAGAAACTCCATTGATTAGTATTGCTCCCTCATCCTCAAGTAACGCGGGGTCAATGTCGGCAGCGGATAAATCCAAGCTCGATTTAATACAAGCCCAAGCCCAAGTAAACGCAGTCGATTCTGTTAATACTCAAGTTGGGGATGTTGTATTGGATACCGACGATATAGCAGAAGGGACAACAAACGAATACTTTACGGATGCGCGTGTTGAAGCTAATAGCGCAGTAACGGCGAACACGGCAAAGGTTGGTATTACTACGGGGCAAGCGGATGCAATTACCGCGAACACGGCGAAAATTAGTTACACGGATGCAAGCGCAGTGGCAGCGAACACCGCAAAAAATAGTTACCCTTCAGCGGATGCAAGCAAGCTAGCGGGTATTGAGGATAGCGCGGATGTAACAGATGCAACTAACGTAACGGCAGCGGGCGCGGTTATGAAGTCAGCCCCACAGATTGACGCGAATCTAGACGTTCAAGCGAATGAAATAACTAGCACAACAACGGACGCAAATATCACCCTAACCGCTAACGGAACGGGCTTTGTAGAAGTCAAAGGAAACACGAACGCGGGAGCAATCCGTTTAAACTGCGAAAGCAATACTCACGGCGTAACGATTAAAAGCCCTCCCCACTCTGCCAATGCTACTTATGATTTAACGCTACCCGTAAACGATGGGGACGCTGACCAAGTATTGCAGACAGATGGAAGCGGTGTTTTGTCATGGGTTGACCAAAGCGGAGGAAGCGGAACGGCTTTTATTCAGAGGTATCTAAGCGAGGCGAACACCTTACGCAGCGGAGCAACCGCCACAACGGAAATCTATTTTACTGCTACGGCTGAGGGGAACGGATTAAGCGAAAGCGCGTCGAGCGATACACCGGGGGCGGGTAATGTTATAAACCGAAAAATATATTATTCAGAAACGGCTTTCGCGGATCCTGATACGGGTACTTGGATAGAATTTACACCCGCTCCCGCAGATGATGCAACTTTCGCGACCGTCAAAGCTGCTTTGTTTGAATATCTAAAAGTCAGAACGGGGGGGACGATTCCGATAAGCTTGAAACAGACATGGGTTGAAAGTACTCCCTCTACGTTATTACTAGATCAGAGCTATGCAAGTGGCGCAGAAGCTGCTTATTCTACGCGTCAATTGCGGGCAGCACAAACGGACTGCATGGTAATTAAAAGGGCTTCCGATAGCACAACAACAACAATAGGCTTTGACGTTTCAGGCAACATTGACGAAAGCGCAATAAATACGTTTTGTTCCGGAACTACTTGCAGCGTCCAAACATGGAAAGACCAAAGCGGAAACGGAAACGATTTAACGGGCGGGTCAGGAGTTGAGCCAACTATTTACACGGGTGGCGCAATGGTTAAAAATAACGGAGAGGCTAGTTTATCATTTGCAGCGGGTGACTATATGAGTGAAACCGGATGGGATGGGGCTTCCACTAGTTATATTTTTAACGTTCTACAATCGAATGGTTCTGAGTCAACTCCACGAATTGGAATTGATGTTGGCTCATTTACCGAATACTATGGCTTTGGCGTAGATGGTAATGGGGGAGCAAGTAGCGGGGGCATCACTAGTTTAGCGCAGACCAGTAACGGCACGGCATTAGCTGCAACCCGTGACGCTATGTGGGACGCTATGCAATTCCAAAATGTTCTCAGCGTCAGCGGTGACTTTAGCACTTGGACTGGTGGCTTTGGTTTAGCTAGAAGCGGGATAAGTATGTACACCTTTGCGCAAGAGTTTGTTATTTACAACGCGGATAAATCGAGCGACCGAACTTCGATTGAATCAAATATGGGTGACTATTTCACTCAAAACACTCCACTACTGGACACGTATACAACTGCGGGGGCTGCCTTTAGTTTGAGAAAATTAAGGTCGGACTATTCCGGCTCTGCTATTCGAATCCGTAGAAGCTCAGACAATACGGAACAAGATATTGGCTTCAATACTTTTGGGGAAGTGGATGCGCTTTCAATTATAGATTTCGCAGATGGCGGGGACGCTTTCGTAAAGACATGGTATAACCAAGTTTCAGGGGGCAACGATGCAACCCAAACCACGACAAGCCAACAACCGAAAATAGTAGATACCGGAGCTTTGATAACGTCAGGCGGTAAAGTAGCAATGGACTTTGACGGTAGTAATGATAAGTTTGCAGATGTTGACGGCCTTACAATTAACACGAACGATTGCGGGGCTTTTGTTGTTTGTGAGTTTGCGGGAAGCGGTACGCAATACGACGGAGCTTTGAACATTGCACCGGATAACAATGACGAAATAGTTTTGGGTTATCGGTCTAGCCAAATCGCATATTGTGGAAGTATACAAGGCAGCGTAACCACAAACACCGCTCAGAATTTATGCAGCGTTTACGCGGATAATGCGAGCAGCGACGTAAAAGGATATTATAACCAAGTGCAAACGTTGAGCGATACACCGGAAAGCAATACAAGCGACCGAATAGAAATCGCAAACATTCGAGGAGTTTCTTACCACCATTGGAGGGGAACAATTCAGGAGGTTATCTTTTTCCCTAGCAGCACAAAAAGCGATCATAGCGCAATCGAGAACTCTATTAATTCATTTTACTCTTTATTCTAATGGACGGATATATTATCGTACTACCTGAAGGCGTTTTATCGAGTCAAGACCGAGCAAAGCGAATAAGTCGCGAATTGTATTGTGTGACTAGTCCGCTTGCCATTCAAGAACCTTACCAAAAGGATGAACAAGTATTTGGGCTTGTCGAGCATCCTGACGGGGTGCAATTCGCTTTGGAAGTGAATACGGAGTACAATATACCCGTTCACCCTTTAGCTACCTTAGAACGGCTTATTTCGCTTATGACAGAATTAACAGAGGCAGAAGTACGGCAGCTTTCGAGCTACGTTTTGAACTCTGCTTCGTTCCCGTTTGGTGCAATCGTTCCGAGTACAACGACGGTACGAACCTACGAGGAGATGGTTGAGCTGGGTTGGTTTCCTGAAGAGCCGGGGATATGAGCGAATTTAACAAGCTCCTTATTGAGTTCTCGAACGATATACTCAAGAGCGCAAAGAGGCATCTCGGAGGGCGTAGGATTGGCAAGAATAAGAATTACGGAGTTGCTTCGGGTCAGCTCAAGCGGTCTCTATCGTATCGTATACGAGTCCGAGGGAACGATATTAAAGAGGTTACTTTCGGGGCAAAAGGCAAGGCTGCAAAATACGCTCCTTTCATTCACTTCGGAGTGAATGGAACTCAGAAGAACCAAAAGTCTCCGTTCACCTTTCGCAAACAACCGCCCTCCTCAGTATTTGTGAAATGGATAAAGCAAAAAGGTATCCGGCTTCGGGACGAAAAAGGACGATTTAAGAAACAGAGCGCGAGCAACATTCAATCGGCTGCCTACCTTATTGCAAGATCCGTAAAAAGGAGGGGTATCGTAGGGCTTCGATTCTATGAGAAAGCTTATGCAGCAGTTTCAAAGCGATACACCAAAAAACTAGGGCAAGCCGTAGCGGATGATTTCGCGGGACTTTTAAACGCCAAACTTGGAAACATAACAATCAAAAACTAATGGCTGCAAGCATTATAGCGCAACCGACAGATTC